GCCTGCTGTAAGATGCTAAGCTGTTCCAGCGGATAGCCGCGCTCTTCGGCAAACCGCTTATAGGCATCTTCCAGCCGAGCCTGTTCAAGTTGCTGCTGGGCGCCACCGGCGCCAAATAGGCCCTGGGCGCCTTGCGTAAGTGCCGCCTGCTCTGCGGCGCCTAGTTGCCCAAGCTGCCCCGCCGCCGCCAGCCTCTGCGCTTCCGCCTGCTGGGCTGCGGCAATGTCGCGGGCACCCAGCCCGGCGGCAGTCTCAAACCCGGCAGATCGAAGCTGTGCCGCCGTGCGGGCTGATTGTTCCAAAGCCGCCCGGTTGGTTTCGGCTTCCGCCACCCCTTGGCGTGATCCACCAAAAGCCCGCGCTGCCACCGCCCGAGCCGCACCCTGGCCCTGGGCGACTTGGCGTGAACGTTCAATATCCGCCAAGGTGGTGTCGATCACTTGCTGGGTGTAAGGGTTCTGATAGCCCTCCATTGCTTGCGCCACCGTTTGGGGCTGGTAAGCCCCTGCCCGGCGGGCCAATTCCTGGGCCTGGGCGATGGCGGGCTGGCCTGCTGTCGCCGCCCGTTCAAACATCCCAAAGGCCTGCTGCTGCTGCGGCGTAAAGCCCGCCACCAGTTCACCAGTATATGCTTGGTAAGGCCGATCAGCCGCCGTCTGTGCCCGGCTATAAACATCCAAGGCGCGGGCCTTGAACTCAGGGTCAACACTCTGAGTCTGGGTCTGGGATGTGGTCTGCTTTCCGCCGCCCTTACTCATGGCGTGATCTCCTTGGAAACTGTGGTCATTATACCTGTAAATCCTTGTGCTTTCAAAGCACGAACCCACCCAGGACGCCCGGTGCCGGTCAGTTTAGTACACCCAAAAGACCGCCCATAAACAACCAATGATGGGATCATATCGACTATTTGCTCCAACCGCCCGCCAACCAGCCAAGCGTGAAGCACGGAAAACTTCGGATATTCGATAATCTCGGTGACGATGGCGGCTTCCGGCGCGGGCCAGAAGGTGAACCGCCCTTCTTTTACACCAGCCTTAACGTCCGCCAGATCGTGCGTATTCCCGGCGTAATCCAAGGCATCTTGGAGCCAGCCGGAACACCGCTCAAATTCAGCATCCAGCGGCGTCATAGCGCCGTAGCAGCCACCACCCCAGAATTACTAACGGTGATGCTCCACCGTGTTCCATCAGGGGATTTCAAGATCAACCGGCCTGGGCTTACTTCCAGATCGCGGTTCTTCTTGTGGTTCTCATCATCAGCCCGCTCCAACAAGGCGCGGGCTGTCTGCTCGTTAGAACTATCATAAGAATTGGTGGCTGGGGGCAATCTCACCTAAGACCCCCAGGCACCGCTTCAAGCCGGAAGTTGCCAACCCGCCAATCCGCCAACTGAACGCCCGTCACCTTGAAGGAAACCTGGCGCCCAGAGAATCGGACATCGGTGTATTTGGAAGAAATGGTGTAAGGCCCAAAGGTGCTTTCCGTACCCTCTGGCGCGAAACGGGTCTTGAAGCTGACGTTTACCTGGCCCTGCGTTTTCTCATCCGGCACCAACTGGCGGGCTACCATAATCCGGTCCCCATTCCCCATTTCCAGCGGTCCCGTCTCCGCATACGGCGAAGCGCCATCGTAGTTCCACCCCACCTCATGATCATACACATAACCAGAGGGATCAATCAGAATGGGGTAATCAAACACGCCAGCCGCCACACCAGTTGTCCGTGCCCAAGAACCAATGGACCAAGTATTCTCGCGGTAGTTCCAGATTACATAGCGGTCACATTCATTGGACGCGGCGGACGGGTAAGACCAGATCACCTCAAAGAAATCGATATTAAGAACCGCATTCACCTTGGAAGCCTGGTTATAGTTGAAGTCGGAGAACACATAGTCCGACACATCAGACCGCAAAGGCTTCACGGCGCCATCAAACACATAGAACGAACCGTCAGACATCCAAGCGACGCCAGTATCCATGCTGACAGAAGCTTGGGCGCTGATCACTCCGCAACCATAACCAACACGCTCAAACCCATAGACGAATGGGGGGCCTTGGTACGTCGCTAAGTGAGCATCAACCGTGGTCAGCAACAAAGACCCATAGCGAGTGCGCTCGCCACAGATCATCTTGCCGGATGTAGATAACTCGAAATCCCCCGCCTGGTTTGTCGCTGATGGCGTCCAATCGGTATTATCTTCCTGGTCACACCATTGGACCTTGCGTGGATTACCGCCCGCTCCAAGCGCGAACAGAAACCGCTCTGGCGTTACCAGGATCGAAGAATTACCCGTGGGGGCGGCAGAAATCAGATCAGCCCGGCCAGCGGTATCCAAATCCCATTCGTAAATCTTGCCATCGTCAGACCGGCAAGCCACCAGATACTCGCCCCAGTTATCAAGCGCCCATGTCGCTGCCGCTGCGATACCTGTTGGCGATACATCAGGACGCGGAGTGCCGTAGGTGCTGGTTCCGTAAGTAAACCCACCATAACCAAGGTTCTGCGTTGCAGCCGCATCACCAATAGACAATTCGTACGCATAGTCAGCAGAGCCAGCATTCGTCTCAGTAGAAGCGGCGGCGGAACCATGCGTGACGGTGTAGGAGTTTAGCCCCGTCACCGTCATGATATACTCGCCAGATAGCGTAATCCCACTAGAACCAATCGCGGTTCCATTGGTGAATTTTACCGTGTCGCCGGTCTTCCCGCCGTGCCCGGTATCCGCCACCGTTACCACCGCTGACGCATTTACCGTGCTGAAGGCGTTAGTGAGCGTCCCTGTTTCGCGGATCGGCGTGATATTGTACGGCGAAGCATCCGCCTTAATGCCGTACAATTTCTTGGCGCCGCCAGTGCCTAACCAAGCATTCGCATTATTGGCCCGCCAAGCATGGGAACCACGCATGATGCCAGTAAGCTGAATATTGCTGCCGTTGTGTGTACGCTTCCGCCAACCGCCTATCGGGCGCAAGGTGCCATCATACCACCGCACCAAGTTAGCATCGTACCACCGGCCAGCAGACTGATACTGCGTCCCGTTACGATAAATTCCCGGCGGCAGTTTTAGCGGAATATACATCTAGCCCCTCAAACGTCGAAGCCATGACTGAACGGTCTTAGTTTCGTAAATCCTAATCACGGTCCAAACTATAGTGAAGATTGCCGCGATAGAAGGAAGAACTTGCGCCAAAGTGCCGACCACTATGGTTATTGATAACACATCCCCAACAGTTTTTGCGGTTTCGTGGTTATCAACAACCATAGCGCACCTATTGAAATTTTAATTCATTAGCCAAGTTACGCTACACCATGTTTCCATGGCAAAGGTGGGATTAAGATCGGCGGATTAATTTGCGCTTCAATCTGCTGGTTAAGATTCATAGCTAGTTGCTCGCATTGATCAGACCCAAGCGCATCCTGAACCCAGCCAACCACTTGCTCTTGTGTCAAGCTAGTATATGGCCTGAATGGAGAACCTGCGGTGTAAGTCAAACCGACGCTGCCATACACGGTAGCGTTATATGCGCCGTTAGCCGCGTTCTGGCGCCAATGCACAGTGATCACCACATCAGATTGTCCGTCTTCTTGAGGCTTGCATTCCATGGCCTCAATAACCCAAGTATAGATATTAGCCATTTGCTTGCTCCGTGGTTTGCACCTGTGCCTGTGCCTGGGTGCGGATTTTCTCTACAAGCTCAAACACCTGAGCGTAGGGCATGTTGCCCAGCGCCTGCATGATGACGTTGATCTCGTTGAGAGAAAGGTCGAGTTTCATTGGCGGGCTTCCAGAGTTGCGATGCGGGCCTTGAGGGCGTCGCTCTCGGCCTTCAGTCCCTGCAAGGCGGCGACGAGGTGGACCACGATCTTGCTGTAGTCCACGGCCTGCGGCTTGATGGAGCCGTCAGCGTTCACCGCGTCCTTCTCGCCGGTCACGGCGTGCGGGATGTGTTCCGCAAGTTCGTGCGCGATAAAGCCTTCGCCGTGGCTATCGTCAGCGTTCCACTTGTAGGTTGACGGCTTAAGCGCAGCGATGGTGGCAAGGCCGGTGGTTAGCGGCTGCACATCGTGCTTGAGGCGGTAGTCGGAGGATGTAGTAAATGAGGTTCCACTAGCATTTGTGCTGATGGACCCGACAATAGTTCCTGCCGCATTTGTAAAAAGGAACGGCACGCAATTGGTATCATTATTCGGCTGCATGATGCAGCCGTAGCCGCGAAAGTCGCCGTACCCATTGATCGTCAATTTTGTAATGTTTTCTGTGTCGCCCGGCGTGCTGATCGTGAGCAACGAAGTCGGCACCGAGGTCTTGATGCCAATGCGACCACCAGCGGTGATGCGGGCGCGTTCGGCGGAGTTAATATAAAATTGAATTGTTCCCGCTACATTATTTGCTATATATAAATCGGTTCCACTCATTACAAAGTCAGAATTATTAGCCCCTGACGCAATTTGCATTCCTGCGGCACCAGAAGCCTTACTTACTGTCAGGCCGTATGCCGAAGGCGAACTCGTCCCAATCCCCACGTTGCCACTGCTGTTGATGCGGAGGCGTTCAGAGCCGCCCGTGCTAGCAGCAATAGTGTCAGCAGCAGGGAACCACATGCCTGTATTGAGGTCGCCCTTAGCTGCGATAGACGGCAACGCCGCCGCTCCCGCACCAAAAGATGCCACGGTATTCACGGTTAGCGCAGCGTCTGGTGATGCCGTCCCAATCCCGACACGATCTGTCGAAGCATCGGTAAAGAGCAGGTTCGCGTCGGTATCGCCCTCGACCCTGAAATCCTTGTCCGCGCCGCTTTCGTTGATCACGACAGAGGTATCAAGGTTGACCGTGCCGGTCGCATTCAACGTTCCAGCCACGACCACTATCTTACCGGACCCGACATTCAAACCGACCGATGTGCCAGTACCGCCCGCGGCAAAGACCGCATCAACCTTGTCCCAATCGTCGTTCGTCTTAGTCCCCCAAGTATCAGCAGACGCGCCAACCTCTGGCTTTGTAAGCCCTAAGTTGGGGGTTGTGGTGTCAGCCATTTATTGAACCCTCGTCCAAGTTTCTGAAGTTGCTGCAATGGGCACCCATATTGTAGAGGAATTAGGCGCTCCGGTCCATGATTTCGTGCCATCTGGGATTTGCTCCCATTTGTAAATCGCACTTGCTATAAACTCAGAATATGCCTGGATTTCAGCGGCCCCGCTTTGAATGATTCCGCCATTGATTTCCATATTAGCGGAAGCATCGATAACTGTTGAAGAAGTATAAATGACAATGGCATTAGTTTCTACCGAAGCAACCCCTTCGATAGTAACATCAACTTGATATATTTGTTGTCCAGATACATCAACAGAAGCTATTGACTCTATATTGACGGAACCCTGCTGAATTAACTGAGAATCCGCCGCAAGAGAGGCAATAGCATCTATAGAAATAGTAGTCCCGTAAACTACCTGCCCAGCAAAAACAGTTGTGGCGGAACCATCAATGGCAACACCGCCCTGCTGAATACGAACCCCAACACTGGTGACATCAGCAATGGCGTCAATTACAGCCGCCCCCTCTTTGGGGTCTATGCCGTAATTACCTCGCCCATATAAGCCGCTGCCATAACCAGCCACTTAGATTACTCCAAGGTAATGTCGAGATCGCCAGCCGGAATGCGGAAAACGTCGCCCGTGCCAATGGTCTTGCTGGTGGTCAGTTCCCCGTAAGCCAACAGGTTCCCAGATGTGGAAGCATCAAAAATACCAACATAGGTAATCGTGCCCCAGGAACCCGTCGCCGTATCGAACTCAATAGCCCCGCTATTGGTGCTGGCGTTACCGCTGGTGGTCATCGTCGCCTGTTTGCGGGTGTAACCATTGCCGGAAACTTCCGTACCGCCACCACCCTCGCCAGGGGCAGCGGTGAACAGCCCGACATAAAGGCTGGCAGACGGCGAAGAATAAGCCGTCCCAGAAAACACATAAGCCATTATCTTGTTTTCAAGATAATTGGTGAAGGCATTCGTGGTCATTAGCCAAAACTCCTTGCCCGCATCCGAAGGGCACTGGTTGCCATCCGGCTCCGCTCATCGGAAACCTTC